CGCGGCGCGAGACTGGAAGCTCGTGTACGTCTCCGCAGCGCCCTGCGTGATCGGCGGCAGGTCGTATGTCCCTGACGCGGTGGGCCAACTGAGCTTGACGACGGCGGGCATGACCTACTTCTTCTCTCCAGGCTGGATGACGCCTGCGATCGCCTGGAAGTGCGCGACGGTCCCATCGATGAACTCGTCCTCGCCGACGCGGCCTTCGTGTTTGCGATCGAGCAGGGCGCGAACGTCGTCCGCCGACGTCCACTCGATCTCGACGCGCGTGCTGTCGTCCAGGCGGGCCATGACACGAGGAGCAATCGTCGGGTCGATCGGGGTCTCTCGAACCTCGGCGTCGGGTACACCGCCGAAGACGTCGGCCGTCATCGGGACCGGCAGGCCAGTCCACGAGGCGAAGAGGCGATCGGCTCGAGCACGGTCGCGGATGCGGCGCTCGAGCTCTCCGTGCGCCTGGTCGCGCGTCTCGAGGATCTCCAGACGCGTCTTGACGACGACGGCTATGGCTGCGAGCGACGCGAAGATCAGGATCAGCCTTGGCCAGAGCTTCGACGACATCGGAGGGAGCAGCGCGGCGACGTTCATGGTGTTACTCCAGGGTGAGATAGCAGCTTCGAGATGATCATCCCGCCGACGGTGACGCCGAGTCCGGCGACTGACGACCACAGGAGGCGCATGGCGATCACGCGGCGTTCCTCGGAGCTCTTGAGCTGGCTGAGGACGACGGGGAGGTCGAGAGGGACGAGATTCTCGAGCGCGCGCAGCCTCTCGCGGGCGTTGTCTGGGACAGACTTCTCGACGGACGAAATCTTGTCCCGTAGGCCGCCCGTGACTGTGTCGCCGGAGATAGCCGCGACGATCTTGCCGACCTCGGTCCTGACAAGCGCGCCGAGTTCGAGGAAGCGACTCTCGTCCTTCTTCTCGTGCTCCTCGAACTGCGCGGATGTGACGTGGTCTTCATTCGTCATCCTGGCGCCTCGCTCACGACCCCCTCGCCCTCCGACGCAGCGTCACCGTGCAGAGCTTCGCGCACCGAGCGCCGCATCGCTGTCGTCGATCCCACTCAGCGTCGCTCTCTGATCTCCGGCGGCGCAGAACGCCACTGCATCCAGGCCGAGCGCACGGCTTCGTGTCGGATCCCACCTAGAGCTGCTCCTGCGCGATGATTCCGGCGCTCTCGCGCATGTCTGAAAACACCGTGATCCGGTGGCCGTTGTTGACCCACCGCTTCCGCTCGGAAGGGTTCAGCGCAGCCGCGAGCGTGCAGCCCGTGAGCGCGTGCGAGGAATCGCCCACGTTGCCGATCCCGCCTGGCACGCTCATGTGCGGATTCCCGCCGCGCTGGGCGACGTAGGCGTACTGCGGAGGCCCGTGGCCGGAGTAGTACGGGTAGAGTGGCGCCTCTTCGTAGAGAACCTCCGCGAACCGAGTCGGGTTCTGGATCCTGCGCCCACTTTGGAGCATGCAGCCGATCGCGCCGCTCCAGAAGATCGGCACCTCGAAGCTGTGCGCTGTGTCGTGCTGCGGGTCGTACCACACCGAGCCGGGAGAGTCCGAGCAGCGCGACACGATCCCGTTCGGCATCGCCGCCGTCTCCGCGAACTCCGCGAACATCTCGCAGTACGGCAGGTTCTCCTTCGCGCCAGCCTTCTTCGCGGACTGCGCGACGACGTAGGCGGGCCAGCCGAGCTGGCGTCCCGTGTCCTGTCCCCAATGGCCTCGGTGCGGCGCGTTCTTCGCCCAGCCCAGGAAGGTCCGCAGCGCCGGAGGCGTGTAGTTCGCCGTCGGGTGCGGCCCCATGTCGGAGCATTGCAGGCGAAGCTGTGCGGCGACGCTACGCAGCATCCTCTTCACGGCGGGCGAGTCGGTCGCTTCCGAGAGGAAGATCAGCTCGCGGAAGCCTCGGATCGAGTGCGCCGCGTCATATGGCAGCGGCAACGGATCGGGATTGCTTGCGACGCCGACGAACTCTGGCAGCCAGCCGTTGTTCGGATCGCCCGTGCCCGACTGGTATTTCGGACCCGGATCGCCGTAGAAGTCCACGTTCACGACCTTGCCGGTTCCACGGTCGTAGGCGTGCCACCATCGCTCGTGGTTGCAGCACGCCTTGATCCACGAGAACGGAGGAGAATCCGGTGCTTGCTCATAGCCCGTGTAGAAACGAATCCCCGAGCCCGCGTGCGCGAACCGTTCCGGGATTCCCCACACGCGCCAGCCGTGGACTGGCGGAGTGAGCAGGCCGTCCTGTGAATCCTCGACCGGCCCGGTCGCCCCTGTCGTCAGAAGCCCGCGCAGCCGGTTGAGCCAGTTCGTGACCTTCGCGGACTCTTGTGCCACTTGCTGCGGAGAGAGCCTCGGCAGCGGCAGGTTGCACGGCCCGTAGCTAGCTCGACCGCGCCCCCAGCGAGTCGGCTCGTAGGGCATCGACGCTTCCTGCGCCGCCTCTCGAGCAAGCTCCATTCGGTTGCTCGGGTACATCGCGTACCGCCGCATCGCGGCGTGCATCGGGTACCACACGCTCGGGAGTGGGCGTCTGCAGTCCTCGATGAGCGTCCAGCCGGCAGGAGCCTTGACCTGGACAACGCAGGCGAACTCGCCTCGCGCCTTCTGCCCACGGACGATCGAGGCGTTGTGGAACTCGACCTCGTGGACGACGACGCCGGAATCGGTGCGCTTCGTCGCGGTCCAGCGATCCGGCTCGGTCGGCGTCCCACGCAGCGGAACGTCCTCCGTCCACGGCGTTCCAGCGCGAGGGATCGGCAGCGTGTGGATCATCGGATCGAGGCGTCCACGGATGGCGGTGGCCTCGACCCTGGCCGCGGAGGAGCCGGGTCGATTGGCTTGAGGTGTCCCTGGTTACTTGGTCATGGCGGATCGATCAAGTGGAATTGCCGATTGATTCCCAGCGATGGGTCTACCCGATCCCCAGCGCCTCCGCGAACGTAGACGAGCTGTGCTGGGCTTCCCCGATCGGGTGAGCGCGAACGCAGTAGAAGCCCACCGCCTCGGTCCAGTGCGAATAGGGCGTGCCAGACGGCTTGTGGACCTCGCCGGCGCTACCCGGCTTGAGCGTCGTTTCCTCGAAGTCGTCGGCGACCTTCGGGGCCCGAACCGGGTCGATCAGGAGGTGCACCTTCCCGTCAGCCGTGCGGAGCCTGGAGCGGAGCGCGTTCAGGCGCAGCCGCTCGGACCGCTCCGTTCCGGGCCCGCGGATCGAGAGGCGGTCGCCGAAGACCGGGTACAGGTGGTCGCGGATCACCGTCCAGTCCGTCCCCTGCCCGTCGATCTTGGTCGTCCGCGCCCCACCAGACGGGTCGCCGTAGCAGAGCACGTCCCCCTCGTGCTTGCCCCAGTCGGCAATGAGTCTCCGGCAGACGCTCGGAGTGTTCGAGTCCTTGGGGATGTGCACCTGGCCGATGATGGCCGTGATCTCGTCGGCGACCTCGGGTCGGTCCTGTCGCTCATGCGGCCTCTCCCGAAACCGATGCTCCTGGCCCACGACAGCGGGGCCCGGCTCGACGTTGAAGTCGAACATGAAGATCAGCGGGTTGCGCGGCTTGTAGGGAAGCTCCTCACGGGCGTGCACCTCGCGCTCGAACGTGTAGTACGCGCGGCCTCCGAGCGAGACGCGCTGGGCGAGAAACTCCTGCGCGAAGATCATCGGATCCATCGTCGCCTTCGCGGCTTCGATCTCGCGCTCGTCGACGATGCCGTAGGCGTTCCAGGTAAAGTAGGCGAAGTCGGGATCCTTCCCGCTCTTCGCGATGTCCGCGATCTTCTTGAACTCCTTGCCCCCGCCGGGAACGTGGCCGATGCGGGGGACACCGAAGAACCATCCGCGACCGAGTCGGCCCGGAGTCGCGAGCGCGGGGCGGATGTTCCGATCGAACGTGCCCTCTTTCATCTCTGCCATCTCGTCGCAGTACAGGCGATCGATCGGCGGGCCTTCGATCCGTCGAGGCTCGTCGAGGCCGACGACCTTCACGAGCGGGCCGTAGATGAGCTGGATCTCGAGGTCGGACTCACGCGGATCAGCCGCGAAGAGCTGGCTCGGAATGAGCGCCTTGAGGTCTTCCCAGAAGATCGCCTTCGCCTGGTCGCGCGTGGGCGCACCGAACACGACTCGGAAATCTGGCAGCGTCCCGCCGACCGTCTCGAGCGATCCGTCCATCTTCGCAAGCGTGGTCTTCCCTGATCGACGCGAGGCCTCGACGACGTTGAAGCGCGCGCGCGACGTCCACAGCTTGTGCTGCGTGACGTGAGGGCGCAGAGTCGGCCAGCGCGGCGTTAGCGCGAGGCGACTACCCGGCGACGGCATTCGCAGGCTCGTCGGTCTCGATCGGCGCCCTAACCGCAGCACGACCTAGAGCGAGGAAGGCCCGGATGCCCGCGCCGAGCTCCTCCACTCCGATGTTCGGAGCGGCGAACTGCGGCTTCACCGAGTACACCGAAGGAATGAGAGCTTCGAGGTGCATCTTCTCCCTCGCCGTGTCGTAGATGGTTTCCCATCCGACGCGCTTGCCCTTGTACATGATTGGCCGCTTCGTTCCGTGGATCGCGCGGTAGAGGCTGTTTTCTTGCAGCGTCATCCGCGATCGATCGAGTCCGATCTCACGGGCCTTGTCCCAGCGCGCTCGGAAGTCAGCATTGGAGTTGCGATGTCGGTAGACCGTGTCCCTCGACACCACGGCCATTCGACATGCGTAGCGCACGCTGAACGTGAGCTCCAACGCGCTGATGAAGCGGTTCTGCCAGTCCGGATCCGCGTCTCCCCTTCGCGTTGAGGCGGTCCGAACGGTCCGGGAGTGCCCGTTCTTCTTCGCGTCAGCCAATCGCGACCGGCTCATTCGCCTTCTCACCAAACAGCTCCGGCCTCGCCTTCACCAATCGACTCACCTGCGATGCCGTCGCGTTGATCCCCGCCTCGATCGCGGAGCACAGCTCGGCTAGCTCGGCGGCTCGCACGTAGAACTCGCGCGCACGCTTGGGTTCGAGCTTGGCCTTCACGCCGTAGTTCTGCGCGCGCTCGTTGATTCCGTTCAGCATCGCCTTGAGCGCCACGATCCCGCCGAACATCCGCTCGCCATGTCGACGCAGCATCTCGTCGGAGAGCGGCGGACCCGCCATCGGATCGGTCGGGTCGTGGTAGGGCGCGCCGGAGTCAGCCGGACTCGGAGCCTCGATCGTGGCCTGGCTGCTCTGGTTCGTCTCCATCAGGCCAAGCCTCGCGTTCCTGTCGCCGAATCAGCTCGATGAACTTCTGCACGCGCTCTGGTGACTCGAGCACCCACGCGTAGCGCCGGCCGTCCGCCATCTCCATCGAGATCACGACTCCGATCGGCGTGAACGGTGCGGCGTTGCTCGCCGCGACGCTGACGTGCACGCGAGCCGCGAGCTTCGTCTCGCGGATCTTGATCTCTTTCGGAAGGCGCAAGCACGGTCAGAATACCGCGAGATCCTAGATCACGCGAGGAATGCGGAGCGCCGACCACGCCCTCCCAGACCGGGATGACCGACGCCCCGCGCGTGACAACTCGCGGCGTCACGTGATCGATGTGCTTCACGAGTAGTCCTCGACTTCCTCTTTTGGCTTGTGCGCGCGTACGATCGACTGGTCGCGCTCGCAGTACGGCTCGTCGAGTTCATCCAGCTTGGCGCCGTACATTGCCGCGAGCCGATCGGGTCGCGACTTCGATCCGTTCCAGAGTTGCGCGACGATCTCATCGGCCTCGAGACACGCGACATCGCGTTGAGCGGACTTCGCGAAAGCGCCGTACATGCGCATGAAGTGCGCGCGGTTGGCGGCGAGTTGGTCGGTCGTCTGTGAGCAGAGCGTCCGCCACGATCCGAGCGCGCTCGCCGCGTGCTGCACTTCATCGTTCGAGAATTGCGGAGCGCCGATCCATCCGACTCGGCGGATCTCGCCCATGACCTCCGACCAGGCTTCCTCGGCAGTGAGGCGTTCCTGATCCGGACGAACGGCAAGCTCGCGGATCTCTGCCGGCGTCGGCGCAAACTTCGACACGCGGATGTGCTCGACGCAAGCACGCAGGAACTCCTTAGGCGGGATGTCCGAGAGCAGCAGCGCGTAGGTCTTGATCGTCGCGTCGTCGATCTCCCAGGTGCGGTAGGTCTTCCCGAGGACGGCGAACGCGCCGAGCACGTCGGGGTGGATGTTTGCGAGGCTCATGCGGCGCCCCCAAGTGAGGCGCGCCTGGCGAGCTCGGCTTCGGCGGCGTTGTGCTTCACGTGGCCGTTCTTGCGAACCTCGACGGCGAACTGGCTCCAGCGGTCCTCGAGCAGTGCGGGCCGTGCGTTCTTGGCGATCCAGGCGTCGGAGTCCTCGAGCAGGCGCGTCATGCGCCGACAGACCTCCTCGGGCGTGGCGTCGCGATTCGCCGAGAGGATCTTCGCAACCGCCGAC